GCTAAGGAAACGCAGACTTCTTGACTTTTTGTCGATGTCTGCTCTGCGTAAGTTCATTTCCAGTGACAGCAGTAGCCGTATGGTGCACGTTACGCGCCCGGTAGATAATTCCTCCAGAGGTTCTACCGTTAAGCGGTGTCACACTTGCTCTCAGAGCAAGCGTGATACCAAGGAAACGATCCACAATGGACTGCTGCTTATTCGGCTCAGGTATGGTTTGCCATACTCTGAGTTACCGGACAGCAGTCCTGGTGAACTTTCTCGTTTCCTCTCTTTTCTTTTGCTACAGGGTAAGGAGCGGACCTCTGTAGCTTTCCCTCGCCGCCAGCGGCGAGGGGAAGACGGCCTCTGTTCGCTACAGAGGCTGTGTCGAAGAGATCGTTGGGGCCTTGCCCATTCGGTCTCGTCAATAAAGAGGAACCTGCCAGCAGGCTGCTCTCGACACACTCCCTCAGTACGTTCTTCGTGGGAAAAGAACGTACTTTCTCAACCTCCCCCCTCATCCCCTGAGTACCTTGCCCACGTCCGCAGAGTGGCAACTCAGGTATTCCCTTCTGGATGGGATAAGCGTTACAACGACTTCGTCGGTCGTCATGTACCCAATCCCACTGCGAGAGAGCCAATCAAGTCTCGCGCCGACCATCTTTGGGCCGGTAGAAGGGGAGAGTTTTTTAACGCGGCGACTAAAGAGAGCGAGCTTAGCAGCTTGTTCTTCGCCCGTTACAAAGAAGTTCAGTCTGCGGGCAAGAAGCGTCCTCTGCTCATTTTTGATGAGCGGGTGGACCTTCTTGCGCCAATGCATAGTCTGATGTACCACACATTAGGCAAGCAAGACTGGCTTCTTTGCGGTCCCCCGACCGAAAAACGGATGACATCTGTCCTTGTTAACGACTACCAGACCTCCGTCGATCTGGTAGCGGCAACTGACGGTCTTCGCCACGACGTGGCTGAGACGCTCCTTGACGCGTTGTTCTTCACCTCTGTGAAGATTCCTCGTTCCCTTCGGTTGTTAGCGAAGGGTTCTCTTAGTCCGATTTTTCGGGCCGAGGACGGCACGCTTAAGAGAGTCCGTCAAGGACAGATGATGGGGTCCTACCTCTCCTTCCCCCTTTTGTGTCTCCAGTCTTACTGTGCCGCCTCCTGGGCGGCACGGTTTGATAGTGGAGCCCGATATCTCGTGAATGGGGATGACTGTGTCATCTCGGCGTCACGTTATGTCACCGTGCAGGACTACCCCGACGGGTACCGACTCAACGATGACAAGACAATTCGGGCTAAGAACGTAGCCGAGGTCAATTCAACCTGCTTTCTTAGACAAGGGGGAAAATGGCGTGAAGTACGCCACTTACGGAGAGGAGGAGCTCCTGCCGATTACTGTGGTATGATGCATATGGCGAAGGCCGTGTCATCTGCTCAGTGTTGGGTCGACGCCTATCAAAGGTGTCGGATCGGTAGGAGATGGGGTTTCCTCCCTTCTCAACTTAACCATTATGGTTATCCTGCTCATTTGAGAGAGTCAGGCCTCAGGGTGCGTAGAACTTATACGCCTTTGCCGGAACCGGTCGTTGACCGTTCGTTTCCTGAGGAGTTGCTAGTGATCACCGGAAGGGATCCTAGCCCGTGTGAGGCCGAAGCTTTGCGGTCGTCTTTGTGGACACACGGGAGAATGGGAGGTTTGAAGAGAGACGCATGGAATCCGTCCTGCGGTTTCGTGCGTCGGAGTTACTCTTATCGTAAGCTCAAACGAATGAGTGCGCTTTCCTTTGTCTGGAAGCGTCCTGCCTATAAGGCAGAAAATGAGCGGGGCTGGTTTGTAGTTCCGGCTACTTTCCAGTCTGACGAAGAAAGGAGAGGCTTAGATGAGTTGGCTCTATTTAGGGCCAACTGGGACCTTGGTTTTATTGACCCTGGTCCTCTGGACATCTAAGGATGAGTTCCGTGGAACCCATATCGTTTCTGGTCGGTTGTGTACCGACTGACGTGAACCCATGGTTAACGGCGGGTTGCCCTGTAGGTCGTAACACTTGTGGAGGAATCTATCCCCTGGAGCTCTCTGAGTGTACGGGGGTCACGAGACCACAGTGCGTATCTTAGCGCCTTAAAGTGCCGCATGGGAATTGTAGCTAATGAATGGTAACCCTTCCGAGGAAGGGGATGAGGCGGCTTAAAATCCGCGGCAGGTGAAGTCAATACCTGTATTCATTACGTGTAGCGTTAGTCGGTTCGTCGCGGGGTCACTTCCAGAGTGACAGGACAACCGAAGGTGAGATCGTTTACCGCCGCCGGGGCGGGTACGATAGCGAAAGGTAGTGTCTTGAGTGAACAAATGAAAACCAGTGGTGTGGCGCCCTTCGGGGATGTGCTGCCTGCCTTCGGGCAACTGGCCAGTAAGAGTAGCGCTTTCGGCAATGCCGAGTAGCAATAGCTCCACCTAGC